GAAGCGGAACCGATGCCTACTTACGATTATTACGACAATAACCCGATCGAGTTAATGTAAATGCAACAAACGTACATTATCAACCCCGGCCAAGACGCGCGAGCAATCGAAAACCCTAATATCCCGCTGAGCAGTCCTGAAATATGGAATGAAGTTTTCGGCGACCAGACGACAAGCGCGGGTATTACGGTCAACCCGCAAAAGTCGTTAACGATCGGCGCAGTGTTTCAGGCGGTAAACCTGATTAGCGGAGACGTTGCAAAGCTACCCTTAAACGTCTATCGGCGCCGGCCGGATTTAGGCGTCAAAGGCCGCGAGGTTGACGAAGCCCACCCAGCGCAAACGCTGGTGAAATATCGCCCTAACGCCGAAATGAGCGCGTTTAAGTTCTGGCGCCGGTTAATGACTCACGCGCTTATTTGGTCAAACGCTTACGCATTGATTGAGCGCGACCCAATAGGCAACCCTATTGCATTGTTTCCGCTTTTACCGGATCGTACAGCACCAGCCAGAACAAAAGACGGCGTTTTATATTACACCAGCGAAATAGACGGCGAACTACACGGTTTCGCGGCGTCTAATATTTTACACATCGAACAAATCAGCATTACGGGCGAATCAGACTGTCAAATGGTCTACAAAGCCCGCGAAGCGTTCGCGCTAGCGTTGGCGGCTGAGCAATTCGCGTCTAAGTACTTCCGTAACGGTGGCCGAATCGGTGGGATCTTAGAAGTACCGGTCGGGATGACGAAACAAGGCGCCGACAATTTAGAAAGCGGTTTTCGTAAAACGTACGACCAGCTAGACGCGGCGTTTAAGTCTGTCATTTTGCGAGACGGTGCAAAGTTCCATCAAGGACAATTCACGCCAGAACAAACGCAAATGTTAGGCGCTCGGCAGGAGCAGGTAAAAGAGATAGCCCGATGGTTTAATATTCCACCGCATAAACTCGGCGACGACTCGAAAGCCAGCTATAACAGTCTAGAGCAAGAAAACCGCGCGTATTTAAATGGCTGTTTGTCGCACTGGCTAAAAACCATTGAGGCTGAATGTTACCTAAAGCTGTTAACGCCAGTCGAGCAGGAGCAAAACAGCCGGTTTATTGAATTTAACGTAGCCGCGTTAGTAGCCGCTGACATTGCGACACAGTACGGGATATTCAGAACGGGTATAGAGGCCGGTATTCTGTCACCCGACGAAGTTAGAGCCATGCAAAACCTAAACCCTCGACCTGACGGGCTGGGTTCTAAGTATTTACGGCCGCTTAATATGGAGTACGCCGATCAGGAACCAGAACCGCAGGAAACACCGGCAGAAATGGAGCCAGCGGAGCAAATTGTCGAAGAATCAGACGACGATTTAAGGTCTACGGCTAAAACCGTATTAGATGATGCCGTAGAGCGTTTCACAGCGTATTTAGTACGTAAGGTAAACCGCGAAGCAAAGCAAAAAGCCGCTGGCCGGTTTGTCAACTGGTTAGAGGTAGGCTATCAAGACGAAATAACAGGCCTACACAAAGAAATAACGCCGGCCGCTATGGTTTATGCTGGATTAACTCAACGCGACGCAACCGAACTAATCGAAAGCATCGGCAACCGTCTATTCTACGGATTAGCGGGCGAAATAGAGCAAGTACTAAACACTACAGACGGCGACCAAATGCGCGCGGCATTGTCGGCCGTTACAAAGTCATTCAAAACCAATGTAATCGCGTTTTATAGCGAGGTGATCAATTGAAAAAACAATTCCCAAACCAGCGAGCCGTAAGCGTAGAAACACGCGACGACGGAACTAATGTAATCAGCGGCTACGCTGCCGTCTATCATCGAGCAGACGACGCGGGCACTCAATACGAACTCATGCCAGAATATTTTGAGCGAATTAAGCCGGGCGCGTTTGATCGAGCGTTAGCAGAACGCCAAGACGTCCGGGCGTTGTTTAATCATGATCCTAACCACGTATTAGGCCGGTCTAAATCGGGTACGCTACGAATGACCGCCGATAGTGTCGGTTTACGTTACGAAGTAGACTTACCCAACACGCAAACAGCCCGCGACCTAGCCGAAAGCGTAAAACGCGGCGACGTTAGCGGGTCTAGCTTTGCGTTTAGCGTTACGAAGGAAGGCCAAGAGATAGAGCGAGCCAAAGACGGCAACACTTATCGAAACATTAAGGACGCTAATTTATATGATGTGTCTGTTGTAACCTATCCCGCGTACGAATCGGCCACGAGCGGCATTAGAACCGCCGAGAATGTAGAAGAAGCACGCGCAGCGCTTGAATGCTGGGAAAGCGAGCAAAACGGAGCTATCGACGCCGTTAGAGTGAAACTAAGAAAAATTAGGTTTGACCTAGAGGGTTAAATACTCATAATTAAACACGTTGGCGAAACGCTAAGAAGTAGCCGGCACTATAAATAAAGTGAAACCGCAAAGGCTGTATCTTTATTGCTCAAACAGGCAATATAGGTGCAGCCTTTTTCAATGCACCTAATAAACGTAATTTATAAAGGGTGCATATTATGTCTATCGACAAAATGCAAGATCTGCAGGAAGAGCGCAACCGCTTAGCATCGCAAATCCAAGAGCTCGGCGAACGTCAGGCCGACTGGTCAGCAGAAGACCGCGAAAAATGGGACGTGCTTAACTCAGAGTATGACCGAGTAGACGAAGAACGAAACGCAACACAGGAAGCGCTGAACGTAGCCGCTAAACTCGACGCCCTAAAAGGTGCCGAAGAACGCGCAAACTACGAAGCAGAAAAGGCAGGAGATGGCCGAGTAACCGAAGCCGTAAAGCGTGACGCTATGCGGGCATGGGCTTTGTTCCAGTCTGGGGTTAACCTCAGCCCAGAACAACGTGAAGCCGCACACCGTTGCGGCGTTGATCCTCGACAAAGCTACTTTGAATATAACCTACGAAGTAACGCACCGCGTTATTCTCACAACGGTTACGGAAAAGAGCTACGAGCGCAGGCCACTAGCCCAGCCTCGGCCGGTGGGAATTTGATTCCAGAAGGTTTTTCAGCTGCACTAGAGCAAGCCCTGTTACAGTATGGCGGGATACGTCGAGTTGCTAACGTTATGCGTACAGCTTCAGGTAACGATCTACCAATGCCAACCGTTAACGACACTAGCAATAAGGGCGCCTTGCTTGCTGAAAATACTCAGGTTTCAGAGCAAGACGTCACCTACGGAAGCGTTACGCTGGGAGCTTACAAGCTAACCTCTAAGTTAGTGCGTATTTCTTCCGAGTTGATGCAAGATAGCGCGTTTGATATGGGAAGCCAGCTAGGCTCTCTTATCGGCGAACGTCTGGCACGTGGAGCGTCTGAATACTTTGTTACTGGTACAGGTTCTAGCGAACCACAAGGTGTTGTAACTGGTTCTAGCTTAGGCGTAACAGCCGCAAGCGCAACCGCTGTTACTTTCGATGAAATCATTGATTTGATTAACAGCGTTGACCCAGCCTATCAAGCGTCAGCATCTTTCGGCCTTGCAATGAATAACAGCACTAAAGCTGCTATTCGCAAGTTGAAAGATTCTAACGGCCAGTATCTATGGCAAGCCGGATTGACTGCAAGCGACCCCGATACCATCCTCGGGAAGCCTGTAGTGGTTCTACAAGAAATGGCAGACATCGCTACCGGCGAAAAAACCATTTTGGCTGGCGATATGTCCAAATTCGTTGTTAGGGACGCGGGCCCGGTCAGATTGGCTCGTATGGATGAGCGTTACCGTGACTACGATCAGACCGGATTCGTAGCCTTTGCGCGTGTTGATTCTATCGTGATCGACGCAGGCACTAACCCAATTAAACACCTGATTCAGGCGTAAGGGGTTAGATATGAAGGTTGAGCTGTTAGTTAGTCGCGCCGGCGTTGGTTTTACCCAGAATTGTGGGGACATAATCGACGTAGGCGACGACGAAGCGCAGCGCCTTATTGATAGCAATCAGGCTAAAGCTGTTAGCGGTCGAAAGGCCGCTAACAGTAAGCCTGCTATTGAGGCAGCTGTAAAAAAGAAGCCAAGAGCGCGAAAGCGAAAGCCGGTTAATGAATAATTACGCCATAAAGACAATCACAGCGGCGACAGATTACCCGATCGATAGCACCGAGGCCAAGGCTCATATGGCTATTGATGACAGTACGTTCGACACGCAAATAAATGATTTTATTACAGCGGCAACGGCGTACATTGAAAACCGTACAGGCCGCCAAATATGCACGGCAACCTATGAATTGATTTTAGATAGGTTTCACAGTGTAAACGGTCGTATTTATTTACCGAAAGGCCAGTTGCAAAGCGTAACCAGCGTTAAATATAAAGACGGCGACGGGGTAGAACAAACCCTAGCGAGTTCTGAATATATCGTAAGCGATAGCCGAGAACCGGCGTTTATTGAGCCAGCATATAGTAAAAGCTGGCCTACAACGCGGTTAGAATCCGACGCTGTCAGGGTTCGCTTTGTTTGCGGTTATGGTGACAGTGACGTGACGCCGGAGGCCATCAGCCAAGCGGCGTTGTTGTTAGTGGCTCATATGTTTGAGCATCGTGAAGCAGTGGTATTTAATGCCAGCCCGCAGGAAGTGCCAATGGCTGTAGAGGCCCTGATTAACCAATACCGTTTAGGAGACGACTACACGTGGTACGATCAGGAACGCTAAGGCACCGGGTGCAATT